GTTTCATCTTCGTCATATCCACGAGCGCAAATATCCTTTTGTGGAATGACCTTGTTGTTTGATGGATTGTTTGACATTTGTACCTCCTATGTCAAGTTAAAGATCCCAGACCGGTCTTAGGGTATGGGGTTTGAAGATATTATATAGTTGTTGTATATAATATGTACGAGAGAAAAAATGTATATTTTTTCCCTGCAGACAAACTAGATAAGATGTTGAAGAGACTAAAGCGTATATATAGGAATAGGGGGTACAAGAATATATAGATGTATATATAGAGAGACTAATTTTTTCGGGCTTAATCTCTTTATATAAGGGTCTAAACCTCGCCAGAAAAATATCCCGGGTTTCCGGGGCTGATTAAAAAATAGTCAGTTGTGTCTCCTATAAGAGAAATCTCGGTGGAGATAAAAATGATACGCAAAATAAACCCAGTGGCTAGAAGTATGTTATCTTTGAGGAAGCCACCACAAGTTGTTAAGCCTAAGAAAGGTAAAGGTAGTTACACTAGAAAGGGTAGGAGGACAGGGCGTGGATAACAGGAAGAAATTAGCTTTATTGAAAGAGGCTCGAAAGCGTAAGCTTATAAAAGAGTATGAGACTAATTTTAAGGCGTTTGCTGAAGATCAGGTAAAGATTATTACTAAAGACGCTAAGAAAGGTTTTGTACCTTTTACTTTTAATGAGGCTCAAGATGTAATTAACACAAAACTAGAAGAGCAGTTAGCTAAAGATAAGAAGGTTAGGGCTATTATATTAAAAGCCAGACAGCAAGGCATATCTACTTATTGTACTGCTCGCACTGCATGGAAGAGTTATTTTACTCCGCACGCGAGGTCTGTAGTAATGGCGCATGATAGCGCGACTTCAGACGCATTGTTTACTATGAGCAAAAACCTTATTCAGTATATGGATGATGAGTTTAGGCCATCACTAGTAGCATCAAACGCGAAGGAGATTAAATTTGAGCACAATCAAGCAGGTTATAGGCTATACACGGCTGGTTCGCCAGAAGCCGGCAGAGGTACTACTCCATCAATTGCTCACCTATCGGAGGTGGCATTCTGGACATTTGATGAGAAGATCCTTGCAGGATTATTCCAAGGTATTTCCCAAGCTGATGGAACGGAAGTTATACTTGAGAGTACGGCTAATGGCGCGTCGGGTGAGTTCTATAGACTCTGGCGCTCTGCTGTACAAGGCTACGAGAGAGGCGAGTCAGAGTATGTTCCGATCTTTTTGCCATGGTTCATTACTTCCGAGTATAGAAGGGAGGCTCCCGAGTCTTTTGAGCCAGATACTCAAGAAGAAGGGCTTATTAAAGAGTTTGGGCTTGACTATGACCAGCTATACTGGCGCCGTCTTAAGATCGCGGAGTCGGGCGAAAGAAAGTTTATGCAAGAATACCCGGCCTACGCGGAAGAAGCGTTTCTTGTTTCAGGATCAAGCGTCTTTGATATGAAGAAGCTAATAGACATGGAGCCATCTGCATACTTGAAAAAAATGAGGTTCGATCTAGACTCGAAGATTTGGCAAGATAGTTCAGAAGGCGATTTAGAAGTCTATAATTATCCAGGCACCCACGAGCCCTACGTAATAGGAGCTGATGTATCTTTAGGCGTAGGTCAAGACTATAGCTCAGCGGTTGTTCTAAGTAAGGATAGACAGGTTGTTGCTCTATATAGAAACAATCGTATAGATCCTAGTAAGTTTGGTGATTTGCTTTTTTATTTAGGCAGGTATTATAATAATGCCTTGCTCGCTGTTGAAAGTAATTCAATGGGTATTGCAACTTTGCAAAAGCTTGATGATTTGAGCTATGTAAACCTGTATAGGCAAACAAAGATTGCAGCTATTAATAAAGAAGAAGGCGAAAGATTAGGATTTAGGACTACAACAGCAACTAAGAGTACGATTATAGGTAATTTAAAGAATGCTATTGAAAACGAGGACGTATATGTTCCGTGTCCTATCATGATACAAGAACTTAAAGATTATACTGCTACTGAAACAGGTAAGACTGAGGCTGCACCAGGATGTCATGATGATACAGTCATGTCATTAGCTATTGCATTAGAGGTTTTAAGAACTCATTGGGATAAAATAGTTACGCATAAGGTTGCATGGAATCAAAGGTGGCAAAACAATTTAGAAGATAATACGGCATGGATATAGTGTCCCCTATAAGAGATTATCCGCCAAATGATTTACCTAGAACAAAGCTTGTATGGCGAGACAGTAAAGGTAATAAGTGGCGAAAGTATGTGCGGTACACTGAGGTTCCTAATTATGCTATAGAATGGCTAATAGTTCCTGAGTTTATAGCACCACAAGAAGGATCAGAACACGCAGAAAGCTATGTACATGAGGACTGGTATAGAACTAGGTGTGGACATAGAGTTGACTTATGTCAGTGCGTATTACAAGAGAGGGAATTCAAATGAGTAGAGACGGAAAAATGCATCCGAATTCTTTGAAGAACTTGAAACCCTTCACTCGAGAAGGTGCGCGCGAGGGACAACGCAACTCTGTTATAGCGCGCAAAGCGAACAAAGAGGCGCGAGAAGCGCTAAAACTATCTATGAGTGATTGGAAAGAATTAAGAGACGAATTAAAAGACGAAGCTCCAAGCGCGTTAGACGTGCTGAAGGTTGCAATGATGAAAGCTCTTGCAGTCGAAGACATGGATGAAGCTACTCGTCTAGCTACTGTTCTCGCAGAATTTGAGGCGCCGAAACTTCAAAGACAGGATATTACGCAAGTTACTAAGACTAGCGACATGTCAGATGAAGAGCTTCAGAAGGCAATAGAAGAATTAGGGTTCGGATTTGAAGGAGACAGATCCGTCCTAAACTAGTTCCCGTTGTCCTCACTACTCCGGCGGAAGTAGGGGAAAAATCCGCCATTTAACTCAATATAAATATAGTACAGGAGAAAACTATGTTAATGTTTAAGAAAACATGGGTCTTAGAAGAAGACTATGCGGCAGGAGATCGCATTGATATTTATCACGATGGTTTAGGTCGCATGCATATTGAAAGGCATGTATCACCAGAAGAACGAGAACAGATTCAAAAGAAGAGGCGACTAAAGGCGCTTCGAGAAGAAATTGAGCTGCTTGAAAAAGAAGTAGCATAGGAGACGATATATGAGTGTAGAGACCTTTTTACGTTGGAAAATACTTCCTCGATTTATGATGTTGGTTTCTACACTCATGTCTTGGCGATGCGCTGAATGGTTTATGGCTTTACCTGAACCAACAGGCGCACAGTCGGCCTTTGTATCCGTAGTTATGGGTGTTATGACCGGCGTATTCGGAATATGGATGGGTCATGAACATAAGGATTTAAAGCCATGAATATAATGATTTGGGCGCTAGTATTAACTGTATGCACTGCAGATGGTAAATGTTTTAATCAAACGGTACAATGGTTTGATAAAGAAAACGAATGTTTACGCTATAAACAAATATACGAAGATATACCTAAAGATGGTAGTTGGGCATCTGTTGAATACAAATGCGGTATTGTTGGAGCACTGGAGACATGAAAAGTCCGTGTGTAAAGATTTGCAAGTTAGATCCTACGGGTCGCTATTGTATCGGATGTGGTAGAACATTAGAACAAATAGAGGAGGCTGGAAATGTCGATCGAAGTCGGAGGAGAAACCTTTAGTGGTCTCAATAAACCAAAAAGAACACCGGGACATTCCGGCTCGTCTCATGCCGTAGCTGTTCGTAATCCTAAGACTGGAAATCCGAAGCTAATTAGGTTTGGCCAGCAAGGAGTAAGCGGCGCAGGTAAAAATCCTCAGTCAAAAAAGGACAAAGCTAGGCGTAGATCGTTTAAGGCGCGTCATCGTAAAAACATAGCGAGAGGTCCTCTGTCAGCCGCGTATTGGGCTGATAAGGTGAAGTGGTAATGTCTAACGTTAAAAGCTCATTAGCAGCTAAAGCTAAAAAATCAGGCCTTCCGTTAAGCGTTCTTAGAAAAGTGTTTAATAGAGGAATGGCAGCATACAGACAAAGTCATAGACCTAGCGTAAAGTCGCCACAACAGTGGGCCCACGCTAGAGTAAACGCATTTATAAATAAAAAGCCCACAGTATGGGGTAAAGCTGATAAAGACTTAGCTAAGCAGGCGCGTAAATAACCCAGGAGCGGTATATGTCGAGATTCATACAAGAAGTTAAAAGGCCAAGTAAACCTAAAAAAGAAAGTACAAAAGAACTGTCTAAACCAGGATCTTATACTGTCAAGGACTTGGAAAATAGTAAAAAGATTTATTCTAATACGGGAGGTAAATACTGATGGCCGACCCGATGGGATACAAAGAGCCTATTACAGACGAACAATTAATTAATCTTATTGAAAGCGGAGTTCAAAACTCTACAGGAGATTGGTTAAACTCTTCTGACTTGGCTCGTGAAAGACTGAAAGCTACTTACGAATATGCAGGAGTAGCTGATGCACATTTAACTCCACAAGGAGTCTCGTCAATTGTAGATACCTCAACTACTGAAGTTATTGAGGCTTACACAGCTATATTATCAGATCTGTTTTTGAATAATCAAAAGCTTGCGCGCTTCGTGCCATACGACGATAGTCCTGGCGCGTTTAAAGCTGCGAAAGATGCTTCTGCTATAACTAACTATTGCTTATTTAAGAAGAATAATGGTTGGGAACTTATGCAACAGTGGATGAAGTCTGCGTTGCTTTGGAAAAATGCAGTTTGTAGATGGGACTATGTTGAAGATTACGATTATGCATTTGAAGAATACGAAGAAATAAGTCAAGCTAAATTAGACGAATTACTTTCTGACGACAACATTGAAATAATCGGTGAACTTCAGTTTGAAAACGTTACACGTATTGACGAACAAACAGGTGAAGACGCTGTTGAGCTAATGTACGTTGATGTGCGAGTTAGAAAAACAATAAATAATTCTCGCGTAAAAGTAGAGCTTATTCCACCAGAAAATTTTAGAATTTCTAGAGATTGTCAAAGTATTGATGAGTCGCAGTTTGTAGGTATTCAAACAGACATGACTCGTTCTGAAATACGAAAGTATTGGCCAGAAGTAGCAGAGTCTATTGAAAGCTGGGACGAGCTAGGACACAGTGATAGCTGGTTAGGAGCATCTAAATACGCTCAAGATGTTGCAGCTAGAAAACATGTTGTCGGACAAGAATATTGGCAGGGATCTACGCAGCACGAAATTATGCCGTTAGAGGCAAACAGAGAAGTTACTGTTACTGAGTGCTGGTTGAGAGTTGATCGTGATGGCGACGGTATAGCTGAGCTTAAGAGGTTTATTGTTGTTGGAAGTCATATACTATATGAAGAAGATACAGACGTTATTCCGCTAGCCTCTATCGTTCCATTCGATATTCCACACGAATTTTATGGCCTATCAATGGCAGACTTTACTAGAAGCTCTACTCTTGCTTCTACTGCTATTTTACGCGGCTTTGTAGAAAATACATATTTAACTAATTATTCGCCTAAGTTGGCTGATCCAAACGTAGTAGATTTTTCTGCTCTTCAAAATATGAAGCCAAAGCAGATTATTCCTACTAATGGTAACCCAACTGGCGCAGTTCAAACCTTATCACCAGAAGCTATTTCTACCGGGACTGTTCCGCTGTTGACTCACTTGCAGTTAATAAAAGAACAAGCTACTGGTATGTCAAAAGCTGCTCAAGGTTTGAACGATACATTATACGTTTCAGGTAACTCTGAACAAAAACTTTCCGCTGTCCAATCCGCAGCCCAGAAGCGCATTCAACATATTGCGCGGCGATTTGCAGAGACAGGCTTTAAGCGGTTAATTGCTGGCATCTACGAAACCATGCATAAGAATATGAAAGGAAAATATACTTACAATCTTGATGGCGTATATGGTTCAGTAGATATGGACGCACTTCCTTCTAAGATGGACGTACAGATTTTCTTGGACATTGGCGAAAATTCTAATATGTCAATGATTAACAAGTTATCTAAGATTGGTGCAGAAGTTCTGCCAGCTCTCAATCAGCAAGGCGCTGGCATGGTTATTAAAAGAGAGGCACCAGCAGTTCTTGCTACGAAGCTTATTGAAGCTATGAACTTAGACAGTAATGACTTTTTAGAAGATTATACTACTGACGAGTTTAAGCAAAAAGCTATGCAAGCTGTAGAACAGCAAAGTAAGATGGCTCAAATGACAAAAGAAATAGAACAACAAAAGGCTCAGGCTGATGTTCAACTTTCTCAAGCTAATGTAGCCTATACTACTGCTCAAGCTAGAAATACTATGGAAGATAACGCAAGAGCGCTTGCAGTATCTATTGATAAGCATTTCCAAGAGTGGGCGGATCTTACTATTAAAGCAACAAAAGAAGGCGCTCAAATGCCGCCACATCCGGGCTTTGATGAAATACTTCAAATGGCTCAAGGCATTATGATGGCCGCTGAAAAACAAGGATGATAAATGGATAAATACCGTAAGGCAGCCGAGAAGAGGCTGGGTAATAATAAATCATACGGTAGACATAAGGTTCATCCCGACGAATTGGCGCGATTGGCTCATACTAAGGGTCATTTCGCTGCCAAAGAGCGGGACGAATTTTTTGAAGAAGCGTATGGTGAAGTTTTAGTGGAATATTTTATTGAATGGTTAAAGACAGATCCTCATGAGACAAAGACTCGAGAGTTTCTGTATTCAGCCGCTATGGCTTTAGGTAGTGTAAAAGAAAAGCTAATAAGCTTTGAGACCTATGGTAAAAATATTCCACATCTAATGGAGGACGACGAAGATGAGAACAATTGATAATGAAAAGCTACTTAAGAATGTTACTGATATGATTAATCTTCTTGAGTATGACTCAATGCGTAGTAGCGGCAAAGCTAAAATTAACGCCGCTAATTTACGAGATTTAATTGAATTGCAAAAACATTATACTGCAAAAATTAATTCTAGTAAGCAACCTGTAGCAGCTAAAGTAGTTGCTAAGAAAAAGGAGGCTAAATAGATATGGCTGAAGCACAAACAGACTCTACCCAGTTGGATGACTCTGTAGCTACAGATAGTCAAACTGAAGCATCTCTTCTGGATAACATTATGCGGAACACATCGTTCCTTGATGCAGAATCTTTACCCGAGCAGGAAGAGGTACCTCAAATAGACACGGAAGAATCTGACGAAGAAGTACCCGAAGCGTCAGAGGAAGACGATACTGAAGAAGTTGAAGAGGAAGTAGAAGACGAAGAAGATGATACCGCTGATGAGGATGCCGACGATGAGTCCGCTACCCAAGAAGCAGAGGTTTATTCTACTGACGATCTTGACTTGGAGGCTAAAGTAGTTGTTAAAATAGACGGCGAAGATACGGAAGTTTCCTTTGGTGACCTTATTAAAGGTTACTCTACTGAACAACATCTATCAAAGAAGGGTCGTGAACTCGGTGATGCAAGACAGGAGATGGAGCAAGAGTACCAACAAAAGTTGGAACAAATCGAAAGTATTACTCAAGCTTCAGCAGCTGTCCTATATTCTGACGAACAAAAGTTTGCGAAAGAATACCACGATCTCGAGGCTAAAATTGAAAAAGCCCGAGAAGAAGGCGATAATTATGAACTAAGTGAGCTTAAAGATAAGCGTGAACAGGTTCAGAAAAATTATTGGACTTCTAGAAATAATCGCGAAGAGCTTATGAAGCAGGTAGAACAAAACGTTCAAAAGCAAAGTGAGCAAATGTGGCAGGAACAAATCGACTATTTTAATGAGACTATTCCTTCACTAATTCCAGACTTTAGTGAAGATACCGCAAAATCTATCAGGCAATTTGCCTTAGATGAAGGTATTTCTGCAGAAGTTTTAGACGCGATTGCAGATCCTATGATTGTAAAGTTTGTTGACGATTACAGACGCCTAAAACAAGGTGTAAGTAAAGGCGCAGCTAAACGTAAAACAGTCGTAGCTAAGAAGGCGCCTTTAAAGAAGTCAAAGCCGGCTGCTAAAAAGAAACAAGCAGCTAGCGAAAGAACTCGAGATAGGGTGCTTAGTGGTAACGCAGACGAATCAGAACAAATGGACTTTCTCCGTGGCCTTGCAGAACGCTCTTTAAATCTTTAGTACCGTTTTGGAGGTAATAAGAAATGGCTACAACTCTCGGTGTACGCGGTGTAGGTGGACCAGCCGGACCAGCTCGCGCGTCTAACAAAGATGTCTCACAACGTGAGGATCTTGCTAACTTTATCACGATGATTACTCGTGATGAGACCCCTTTTATTTCATCTATTGGTAAAACCAAAGCAACTGCTATTTACCATGAGTGGCAAACAGATACTCTTGAAGCCCCAGGTTCTTCACGGATTCCTGAAGGCCAAGACTTTCTGGAGCCAGCATCTGGTGGCGCAACAGGCACTCCTGCCGTTGGCGACAAGTTTGCTGAAAGCGGCCCAACACGCTCTCGTTTGGGTAACTACACTCAGATCAATGGTAAGACTATCGCTGTATCAGGCACACGCCGTGCAGTAGATCAGGCTGGTATTGCTGATGAGTATGCTTATCAACTGAAAAAGCGTGGCACAGAGCTGCGTCGCGATGTTGAGCATGATATGGTTCATGGCTATAACGTGTCCGCTGCAGTAGGCTCTCAAGGTAATACTGCACGTTCTGCAGGTGGCTTTCAGTCGTTTATTAACGCTGCTGCTACTGTAGATTACGTAGGTGAATTCCAAGCTCCTTCGGCTGCAGGCACAGGTGCTGGCGCAGACGCTGCAGGTACAGCTATTGCTCGCTCAAGCATTAACGGCTCAACTACTGCTCCTGATCGTGATCCACTAGCATTGGCTAATATTGACAGTGTTATGCAAAAGATTTACCAGGAAGGTGGTAAAGCTACTCGCGTTATGGTTTCACCAAAGCTGCGTCGTGACTTCTCTGACCTAATGGTTGGCGACACAGGTGTACGTCGTAATCTTGACGAGGCAGGCAAACTGCGTCAGTCAGTAGACGTGTACATGTCAGACTTTGGCGATATTATGGTTATGCCTAACTATATCATGGGTCTTACAAATAACATTGCATTTGACGGTGACGACAACGTTGCTCACTCAGGTGCAGGTGTAACTAACGTTGCTGACTTTGCTGCGTTGATCTATGACCCAATGTGGTTTAACATTGCTACTCTGCGTCCACTTGCAGAAGTAGACGTAGGCCAGAAAGGCGACTCAACTGTCGGCATGATGGTTGAAGAATTTACTCTTGAAGTTCGCAACCCATATGGTTGTGGCGCCATCTACGGCCTCGAGTAGAACTTAATTTTAGGGAGGCTCTAACTAGGGTCTCCCTATTTTTACTGTAGGAGAGTTAAATGAAAAATTGTCCAACTTGCCCGTATCCGGATAAGTGTAATGCGGCAGGAAAATGCGTTAAAATGGCGATGCCTAAGAAAAAGCCACGTCACGCAAATCCAAATCATCCAATGAATACAGAACGTACTGGTCCATCAACTCTCAAAGAAGATCCAGTATATAAGAAATCAGGCGGTAAAATCTATAACTGCCGTTAAATAAAAAGGAGTACAGTAAATGCTAGTTATTCAAACAGCTAACGGGAATACTTACCCCGCAGATACATGTGTATGGCGTACAGCAAAGATTGCTAATTCGCCAAGCTATATTTTAACCCACCTATCAGTGGGAACGCCTAGTGTAGCAGTAACCGCTGCTCCAGCAGCCGCACCAGCTGGCGCTCAGCTAGGTTATATCGGAAAGTCAGGTCGTTTTGTAGCATATACAGAACCGGCTGCCTAGTTAGGAGATAGAGGACATGGCTAAAGATAACGAATTTAAGTTTTATAGTAAAACAGTAGACAAAGACAATACGATTCACGCTGGTTTTGATTTAGAAACCTCTCAATGGGAAGCTAAGCAAAATGTTCAACAGTATATAGAACATGCTCGGCTAGAAAGAGAAAAGGAAGCTTACTATGGCCGTAATAAAAGTGCAGGTTATAGAAAGCTAGCAACAATTCCAGATATTGTAGCTATTAAGATATTTGAAGATCACAAGCTTGATTTGCACGATCCTGCTTTTATGCAAGATCCTAATAATCTTAAAAAGCTTAAGAAAATTTTAATGTCTGAGTATGCTGATTTACTTGTCAACACCTAATTAGGAGGCTATAATGGCAAGAACTTACGGTGAACTTATAGATCTCGTTCGAGATTGGTCGAATAGAGACAACCAAGTTCTTGGCGATGGTATTATAGAAGATTGTCTTAAATACGCGGCGGATAAAGCGTATCGATTTTTAAGAATACCACCGCTAGAAGACATAATTACTTACGGCAGCACAGCCTTAACGGCTGCTACTTCAGAGGCTGCTAACGGACTACCTAGTGTAACAACAGTCGCTTTGCCCGCTGATTTTATAGAGTTTATACAAATTCGAGAAATTGATTCAAACGGCTTAACTACTAGAGTCTTTAATGAAAAGGTCGACATTAGATCTTTTAATGACCTACTTTCCGGTATTCATTATACCAGTGATGGCTATTACTCACGTCAAGCAGGTAATATTTTGCTTGCTCCAGGATTTGGGTTTGGCAGTTTAGGAAACGCAGATAAGATTGAGATTTATTACTATAAAAGACTTCCTGCTTTAGACGCAGCGTACACAGTTACACCTGCTAACTATTCTGCAGGTCTTTTAAACAGCGTGCTTTCTACTACGCCAAGTGCTCAAATACTTTATATCTCTACTGTAGGATCTACATCAACTGCACATACTACATTAGCGGCGGCTACAGCTGCAGGAGGTACTGTGACAACTGAGTACTTTACAGGACAATTAGTACCAAACTGGTTAAGAGACGACAACGAAAGAATTTTATTGCAAGGTGCTTTAGCAGAAGTATTCTTTTATTTGCAAGACGACGATCAAAGCGTTAAGTACGCTCAACTGTTTCAAGCAGAGATAGCGTCATTAAACGACGAAGATAAAAGAAGAAACGCTAAAGGCGGAAATATTCAAACTAATTACTCAGGAGGAGGCTTATTATGAGTACAACACCCGCAACTCCTGACGTAAATCCGATAGGAGCAACAGATGACGCAGAAGGTGGAGGCCTTTTTGGCGGAACTCAAACCTCATTTGTAGGTATTTCAGCAACAGTGGCTCAAAGCGTTACAGACGCGCAAACCGCGGCTAATTCAGCAGCAGCTACGGCAGCTCAAATAGCGGCAGATACAACAACAGCTAGTAACGCGGCAACTGCCGCAGGTGTTTCAGAGACAAATGCAGCAAATTCCGCGACTACAGCCAGTAACGCAGCAACAAACGCATCTAATAGCGCTACTGCAGCTAGCACGTCTGAGTTAAATGCGTTAGCTTCTGAAAACTTAGCTGAAGATTGGGCAATTAAGACGTCTGGACCAGTGGCAAACGGCGAGTATTCTTCAAAATACTATGCAGGAACTATAGCAGCAGATGCAGCTACGGCTAATACTAAAGCAGCTGAAGCTTCTGATGATGCTGATGACGCAGAAAAGCTAGCTATTAATGCATATAACGTGCAATATACGCTTAGTGATGGCGTAACAACTGGCTATTCTGCCTTACACCACGCTACTAATGCGTCTACATCTGAAACTAACGCCTTAAATAGTGAAACTTTAGCTAGCGAATGGGCAAGTAAAGTAGATGGTATTGTAGATAGCACAGATTACTCAGCTAAAGCATGGTCTATTGGTGGTACTGGTGTTACAGACACAGCTGGGGCTGGCCCCGCAAAAGATTGGGCTATTGAAACCACTGGTCAAGTAGATGGTACTGAGTATTCTGCTAAGGAATATGCTCAAGGAACCCAATCAAGCACCGGAGGTAGCGCAAAAGACTGGGCTATTAAAACTACAGCAGACGTAGATAGCGTTGACTACTCGTCTAAAGAGTGGGCTGTAGGAAGTCAGTCTTCTCAAGCAAATGGATCTGCTAAACAGTGGGCCATTGGTGGAGGAAGCACGTTTGATAGAGATACGCTTGTAGATGCTAGCGAATACTCAGCTAAATATTACGCAGAACAGGCCAGGTTGGAAGCAGTGTCTGCTGCCGCTGCCGCGGGTGGTGGTGCAGTTAAAGTTAGTACTGCAGATACTTCCACCGGAGAACTTTCTGTAAAGCTCGTAGAAGGAACTGAGATTAAACTTGATATTGTTGATCCAGGTGGAGCAGAAACATTAAAAGTAAGTGCGCCTAATATGGTTGCTTATGCTATTGCACTTGGAGGTTAATTATGGCTAAAAAACTTTTACAATATTATACGTTTGACGCAGCCACTCAAACGATTACTATTGAAGGTATCTATGGCTTAGACCGATTTTTGATGATTACAAACGTAACGGATAATATTATTCTTTATGTGTTTAGTAATCCAGACTTCGGATTTTCTAGCTATTCAATTGATACCGAGGCAGAAACAACGACAGTTGTAGTAGACTACGACACCACGTCTATGTCAAATAGCGATGAACTACAGATCTTTATTGAACAAGAAGGTCAAGAGTTTATGCCAGCAGAACCGTACATTGATGCAGTATCTAAGTTTCGGGTAACAAATCCTCAAAACTTGATTGATACTGACTTTGAATACGGTCTTCAGTCTACAAAGTGGGAAACACTTGAGCTTGTTAAAAACATTCCTACGTTTTATAGTAGAAACGGTGATGAATCGTTAGATCTTGTTAGTATTACTCGCACTAGCGGAAGCGAAATTATTAGTGTTGAAACAGATCAAGCTCACGGCTTGGCAGTAGGTAATCCGATTATTGTTCAAGGTACTGATAGTATTAGTGCTAATGGTGCTTTTGTTATAACTAAAGTAGTTGACACTACTAATTTCCAGTATAAAAGTAAGTCTTCACAAACATCAACAGGAAGCATTTTAGATACTTATACTCAAGTATTTGTTGGTAGTGTTTATCAAGGAACAGAGTTTCAACTAAGCGATATAAACAGTATTACTACAGATAGCGCATCACCTGCTTCTACATTAACTGTAAGTACTGAAACTCCTACAGGGTTTTCAACAGGGACTAGCTTTTTCTTAAGCAATAGCGTTGGTAGTAAACAAATAACCTTTGACGCTGCTGCAGTTGATCCTAGTAATACTGGTTGGAAAGTAGAAACTCATAACTCACCAGAAGAAACAGATGATCAAGATACTTCCGGTTGGTCAAGAATTCACTGGCAACCTTATAAGTGGACTCCTAAAAAGGCTAAGTTTTTTGTAGGTGGTACAGATCCAGATGCTACTATTACTGTACAAAATACTTATGAAATAACGTTTACTGATAGCGGTCATGGATTTTCTGATGGCGATTGTGTTATGCACTATAACGCTTCAGGTAATACAAGTCCTGGTGGCCTTTCAGAAAGGTGGTATTATATAACTACAGTAGACGCTAATACGTTTAAACTATCTACTTCTTATGCAAATTATCAAGCAGGAACGTTTGTAGCTATTACAAGTGCAGGAGCAGCTAATTTATACGCACGTAGTTGTTTTGCAGAAGCTATTGAGCCTATTTCACTAAGTTCAAATACGTTTACATTTAGACAAAATGTTCCGTATACAGATACTCCATATATTGCAGCCTATAGCACTGTTTCAAACTTTCAAGCAAGCGCTGGCTATACTGCTGCACAGTTGTTAAGCAACTATGATGATTTTGGAAACGGTCATGTTTGTTATGCTTTGTCTAGTGGATCAACTACTACGCAGTTTTCAAACACAGACGGTGGTTCAGTAAGAACCTTTACTAGTACTACTTTTGCTGGTGTCCTAGTACCTATGAAACCATGGGCAGGACAACATGAAGGGTTTAGTGTTTATTTGCCAGATGCAGGTTTTGAAGATGGTGATTATGTAGTTATAGAGCATGAATCTACTTATCCTGTTGGTTTAGCCGTAAACAAAATGTACGAATTATCAGAAATTGGTAGTGATTATCCTAATCGCTTTCATATTAAAAACTCTGGGAATACCGCAAATAATGATATAGTAGAGTTTACATCTTGGGGAAATTTGAGTACAGGTAACGCTTTTCAATTTAAAGAGTCTGATTGGCGAACAATGGACGAAGCAACAACTGAAGCAGGGTTTAATTACTCTCCTTTTGATGCCCATTGGATAACTCCTGATGATGCTATTTATTTTAAGCCAGATGGTATTGACGCAACAATTGCTAATAACCAGCTTACGTTTGCTACTCCTCATGGAATAACTAATGGCGATACTTATGCGTATTTCATGGGATACGGTAACGCAGTTATAAATACGCTAGCAGACAGTCGTTGGTATTACATAAAAGTTATTGATTCTACTACGATTGAATTCTATACAAACTCTGACTTAACTACTGGTAAACTAGCAATTACTGCGTTTGGAACTAATGGTGGAAGAACACGATCAGCGCTTATTCGCTGTTACACTACAGCAGGAGCGTTAGGTGCTAGTGATACTAAAGAAGAGGTTTACTTTGTTGAGCCTTTAGACGGCGCAACTACTGGTGGCTCACAGGCTTATTTTCCTGTCTATACAACGTTTGCAGGATTTAGTGTTGGAACTTCAAGTAGCTTTTTGATAAATGATTATAGCAGTTATTTAATCTATCCAAAGAAAGTTACTAACAATGGCCAAACAGTAGTCTTTTCAAGCACAGTAAATGGAAGTGTAAAAAATGTTACTAGCACTACAGCCACAGGCGCAGTAATCAAGGCATCTTTAAATCCTGCTAGATGGACGATGCTTAGTAGAGACGCAAGCAAGTGGACTGTAGGAGACTACATTTATCATGTTGCTTCAGGAACTGCTGGTGGTTTAACTAGCGGCGCGTATTATATACTCGATAAGATAGTTGGAAATAGAATTGGATTTAGAACCCTTGCTTCATCAACTTCATTAGTCCTCACGACTCCGAGCTCATACACTACTTCTGCTTATTATAGCTATTGGCTTCCTCGTAGTTCTTATAATTCTGAAGGTGATTATATAAATGCTACAAATCATGGATTAAATGATGGTGATCTTGTTGCTTATGATGCAGGGTCAGGGAATCTGCCGTTAAAAGGATTAACAGATGGTACTACGTATTATGTGTTTAATTCCGAAAACGACAAGTTTCAATTAGCTACTACGATAGATGGTTTTTCTGAAGATGCAGTAGAGTTCAACCAAAATAACACATTTATCGGTAGCAACGTTAATATTTATCCAGGACCAACTACTTCTACTGTACACAATTTTAATACAGGAGATAGAGTACAGTATCTTAGCGATACGCCTGTTCCTGGGTTACAAAACGGCCAGTTTTACTTTGTAAAAGATCAGGCTAGTACTTATATTAGACTGTATCAAACTAGAGAAGGAGCTATTAATAACGTAGCTACAGACTTAATTTACATTGGATATCCAAGAACAGGATCAGGAACGTTTAGAAAAACCACTGCTGTAGACATTCTTACGGCAGGAACAGGTAATCAAACGTTAAATGCGAGTACTGTAGGTTCTTCTGATGGTGTATATACAATAGATAGTATTGTAGACGATACGACCTTTACTATGGCCGCTAATACACAGATTAATAATAGATCTGTAAACTTTAGTGGTTTGCCAAATGTTTGGGTAGAACAAGACGCTATCTATCTTCCAGACCATTTCTTTGTAAATGGCCAAGAAGTGACTTACTCTCATGACGTTGCTTTAACTAGCATGGGTGGCTTAACTAATGGAAGTAATTACTTTATTATTAAAATAGATCGTAATTGGATTCGGTTAGCTTCAAGCGCAGCAGATGTTTTAACTAACACCTATATTACCATTACATCTAAATTTGGTGGAACGCATACTTTAACTGCTTCAGCGATTTCTGGAGAAGTAATAGGAGCAGGAACTGTAAACGTTGATAGTGGAAATGATAAAGTAACTGGTGTAGGAACTAACTTTACTTCGTTCTTTAATACTGGCGATTCAATTACGCTATATCAAGATCCTTCAACTACTAGCTTAGCAGTAACTGCTGTTAACACTTCAACAGCGGTTTATACTACAGCAGCACATGGATTAACTACTGGCGATATGGTTGTTATGGATGCAGTAGATCCTCCAGCAGGAACGGTTAATGGTTATATTTACTATGTAAATGTATTAACCTCAACTACTTTTACCATTCATACTAGCGAAGCTAATGCAATAGCAGGGACCAATGCTGCAGTTGCATCAGACGCTGGTACTACTGTAGCGTTTAAAATCTATAATGATTTAGGTGATGTACATACAGGCATTATTAAGGCTGTTACAGGTCCAGGAACTTTAGAGTTAACTGAAAATGCTACGGTTTCTTTGAGTGATGCAAACTATGCTATTGGTACTTCATTGCTTATGCGTGCCGACGGTTTTGCTTTGCATAGACCTTATGATGGCGGCGTAGATCTTATTCCGTCAAAGAACCCTGACAGTTCTATGATACGTCAAACAAGACGATACTTTAGATATCAATCAGGTAAAAGTATTCAAGTTTCTTTTGCAGTAAACTTTAGTCCGTCTACTCAAATTGAAAACTATACTTATGATTCGGTAACACAACTAGGTACTATAACTACACGTTATCCTCATCGTTTAGATGATACGCTTAGCGTAGTTATTTCAGGTGCAACTACTACTAGTCCAACTAACTATTGGAATGGGGTAAAACCGATTGATAGTATCGTTGATGATTACACATTCAAAGTAACGCAAGGAGGAGCGCCTACTGTTGATGCATCGTCAGGCCCAGGCGGTTTGCCTGAGTTTTATGTTCAAAGCTGGAGTAATAGCGCTTTACGTTGTGGATTATTTGATGATCAGAACGGTATGTTCTTTGAATATGATGGCTCTACTTTATATGCTTGTCGTAGAAGTTCTACAGTTCAGTTAACCGGCACTTCAGCTGTTACATTTAGAAGTGGTCAAATTCTTGGCACAGGAACTAAATATACCAAGCAAGTAGTTGTTGGCGATAAAATCGTTATTAAAGGCCAAACTCATGTAATAACTAAGATTGCTAGTGATACATTGATGTACATTATGCCTTCTTATAGAGGTGTAAGTAATTCTAACGTTATTATTACAAAAACAGAAATTACAAGAGTAGCTCAAAGCGATTGGAACCTTGATCCTTGTGATGGTACTGGTCCAACAGGATTTTACTTAAGACCACACCGTATTCAAATGGCTTATATTGATTATAGCTGGTATGGTGCAGGTAAAGTAAGATTTGGGTTTAAAGACCAAAGAGGCCGTGTTGTTTATGTACACGAGTTTGTGCATAATAACCATAAGAACGAAGCATATTTACGTTCAGGTAATTTGCCTGCTAGATATGAAATTGAGAATGTAGGTACACCAACTTATGTTCCAGCCCTAGCACACTGGGGTACTTCAGTTATCATGGATGGTAAGTTTGATCCTGATAATGCTTATGTCTTTACTGCAGCTAGTAATAATATTCAGTTAACTGGCAGCTCAACCGTTACTGTATCGGCAAGAGCAGAAACCCAAAGCGATTACTATTATTTCTTTAATAATAGATGGTATAATATGGGTAGAGCGTTGTTAATCGAGACTCCGAGCTTCTTATATAACTCTGTTCCGGCTAACAAGATAATTGCTGGAGCAAGTGTAAATAGCAACACATATACGCGTAATCCTTATTCGTACTTTGGATTACCTAATCAGCCTTATCAAGTTAGTTTAAGAACAAGATATGGAAGTGCTAGTGCATCAAGTACTGAAGATGTTAGGAGCTTAATGCTAATTAATCAATCACCAACAGGAACCGCAGGAACTGTAAGTAACTATACTGTTACTGTAGCAACTACTGGTGCGCCTGTTGTTTACGATGTACCATTAATTAGTATTCGATTAGCTCCCTCGGTAGATACAAATACTCCTGGTTTCTTAGGTGAAAGAGAGATTATTAACCGTATGCAATTAATTTTGAACTCGGTAGGTATTCTATCTACACACAACGCAGAAATAACTCTAAGACTTAATGGTCTTACTACTAATACTGCGTGGGAACGAGTACAAAACCCAAGCTTAAGTCAACTTGTTTATCATACTAACCAAGATACAATTAGTGGTGGTATTGATATATTTGAATTTAGAGCGCAAGGTGGTGTTGGTACTACAGGACGTAGCGCGTTGGTTACTGATCAAAGTCTTATTGGAACTACTACGCTAGGTAACTCTATACTTGGCGGTGATAACGTATTTCCAGACGGGCCAGACGTTTTAACGGTAGTTGCAAAACTATCTGAAGATCCGTCTACAGTTAGCAATACAAATCCGTTTAACATTACGTCAAGAATATCTTGGTCTGAATCACAAGCTTAACGGTAATAATAATAAACTCAAGAGATCTTCATGGTCTCTTGGGTTTCCTTTGGAGGTTAACATGACTTTAGAAGCTGAAGCCGTTCAAAAGGAACTGGAGGCCCACGAACGCGAATGCGCTATAAGATACGGCGCAGTACAAGAAAAACTTGAATCGTTAGATAAACGCTTATGGCGTCTTGAAGCGATGATTATGGGTTCAACGATAGTAATTGTTGGACTTGCCCTTACTTTAATGATGAAAATGTGAGGTTGAAATATATATAAATGATAGCTGAAACCATGGCTGGAATAGCTTTGGTAAAGAGTGCTGTTGAGGGCATTAAATCAGCAATCAATACCGCCAAAGATATCGGTGAGATAGCATCTCATGTAGATAATCTTTTAGAGGGCGAAAAACAAGTACAACAAAAGCGGGCTAAATCATCTGGCGTTGGAGGTATTGGCGACCAATTAGGTCTGAAGTCAGTGGCACAAGAGGTTATAGATGCTAGGCTTGCTCAAGAAAAAATAAATGAAATGAGAACTATGATTGACATGAGATTTGGTCCAGGAACTTGGCAATCTATTGTTGATGAACGAGCAAAGAGGATACAACAAATAAAAGAGGCTGAAAAACAAGCTAAGAAAGAAGCGTTATTAAAACAAGAAGAGTTAATTGAAAACGTAAAAATCGGTGCTGTAGTAGTAAGCGCGTTAGTAGCGTTGTTTCTTATTCTTGTTTTAATTATCTCAAAATAGGAGGATGCAATGTTTGAGGCGCTAGTATTAATATGTATAAACGGTGACATTAACGAACAATGTTTAGAGGCGGCAGACACTTATGGCCCTTATGTTACTGTTGACGAGTGTAAGCATCGTGTTGCAGAAATGGTTTATGATTTATCTATTATAGACTCACCATTCAAGCCAGCTGGAACACGTTGTCACGAAGTAAAACCAAAAGGAGATGCAGTATGATACAAGCGCTTATTGGACCTGCAACCGCTTTACTAGATAAGTTTATAGAAGATAAAGATCAAAAGGCAAAATTAGCTCATGACTTAGCTACTATGGCTGAGCGTCATGCGCAAGAGCTGGCTAAAGGACAACTTGAAATAAACAAAGCAGAAGCACAAAGTAGAAATATGTTTGTAGCTGGTTGGCGACCGTTTGTTGGTTGGTCTTGCGGCTTAGCCTTGTTTTGGCATTTTCTTGGACTACCTTGTACAATGTTTGCAATGTCCGTTTTAGACGTTGCTATACCGGCCGATCTTCCGGAGTTTGATATGGATACCTTAATGACTGTGCTATTAGGTATGTTAGGACTCGGTGGCATGAGAAGTTTTGAGAAGTTTAAAGGAATTACTAAGTAATGAATGTAGATAAATTAAGAGCAGATCTTGAACTTGACGAAGGAGTCAAACATGAAATTTATCTCGATCATCTTGGCCTTCCTACTTTTGGCATCGGCCATCTCGTACGGGAAGAAGATCCGGAGTTTGGAGAGCCAGTTGGTACATTTGTCTCAGACGATCGAGTGGCTGAAGCGTTCGAACAGGATATACAAATCACAATTGACGACTGCGAAAAACTCTATCCCGATTTTTATGAATTGCCAGAGGAAGCCCAGCTCATTATCGCAAATATGTGCTTCAATCTTGGATACCCACGACTATCTAAATTTAAAGGAATGAAACGTGGTGTAGACGCCCGTGATTGGAACACCGCAGCAGATGAAATGGTAGATAGTAAGTGGTATCGGCAAGTTCCTAATAGAGCCGAGAGGCTTGTCCAAAGAATGAAATCAATTTAGTCTCGTGTCCCCTATTACAGATCGAAACTATAATAGGAAGAGGCTAAAATGCACAACATAGAATACATAGGCCCGGAGACCTCACTCTCCCAAGAAATAGATAAGATGAAGTATAGGCAAGAAAACGAAACGTTTGACGAAAAGATTAAGCGCATTGCAAAAGCCTTAAGTGATGGTGAAGAACATAGATACCAATTAGAAGATATTCTTGGCAACATGAGATTTTTACCTGCTGGTAGAGTTCAAGCCGCTATTGGATCTAATCGTATCACTACTGCCTATAACTGTTTTGTATCTGGTGAAATTGAAGACAGTATGAATAGTATAATGGAGAAAGCCAGTGAAGCAGCTGAGACTATGCGTAGAGGAGGTGGTATCGGTTATGACTTCTCTAAAATCCGCCCACGTGGTGACAGGATTAAATCACTTGATAGCCAGTCGTCGGGGCCGGTTAGTTTTATGGGCATATTTGATGCTGTATGCCAAACCATCGCGAGTTCGGGACATCGGCGAGGTGCACAGATGGGCGTTCTTAGGGTTGACCATCCGGATATTGAGGAGTTCGTTGCTGCTAAACGTAATTCTGACAAGCTTACTGGTTTTAATGTTAGTGTAGGTATAACAGATGAGTTTATGGAGGCCTTAACAAATGATGGCGACGACTCTTTTACATTGCGCTTCAATGGTATCGAACACAAGATCATTTCTGCAAAAACATTGTGGGAAGAAATCATGTCGTCGACTTGGGATTGGGCGGAACCTGGTGTGTTGTTTATTGACCGCATTGCGGAGATGAATAACCTTCACTATTGTGAAACTATATCTGCAACCAACCCTTGTGGTGAGCAACCTTTGCCTCCGTATGGAGCGTGTTTATTAGGAAGTTTTAATTTAACAAAGTATGTAGGAGACTCTACATTTGACTTTAATAAATTTAAGAAAGATATTGCGGAAGTTGTACGAGCAATGGACAACGTTATTGACCGTACGATTTACCCGCTTAAAGAACAATCAGACGAAGCAAAGAACAAACGCCGTATGGGACTTGGAGTTACAGGGCTTGCCAATGCTGGCGAGTTATTGGGATACGAGTATGCTTCAGAAGAATTTATGGAATGGGCAGAGTCCGTCTTTGTTTCTCTCAGAGATAGCTGCTATAGAGCTTCAGCAAGACTCGCTAAGGAGAAAGGTCCATTCCCACTATACAGAGAAGAATATTTAAAGTCTAACTTTATTCGTACTTTACCCGCATCTATTAAAAAGGAGATACGTGAATATGGTATACGCAACAGCCACCTAACTAGTATTGCACCTACTGGTACTATTAGTATCGTAGCTGATAACGTGAGTGGTGGTATCGAACCTGTGTTTAGTCACTATTATGATAGAACAATTCAAACGTTTGAAGGTCCTATTGTAGAAAGAGTGGAGGATTATGCGTATGCTAGAGGTATAAAAGGAAGAACAGCAAATGACATTTCAGTTCAGGATCATTTAGCTGTTTTGCTTTTAGCTCAACACTACATTGATTCTGCTTGTTCAAAGACTTGCAATGTAGGAGAAGACGTATCGTATGAAGAGTTTAAACAGGTTTACTTGGATGCCTGGAAAGGCGGGGCGAAAGGATGTACGACGTTCAGACTTGGTGGAAAAAGGTTCGGCATCATGCAAGCCGTGGAAGAGGAAGAGACGAGTACTGGCGAGACTGCGGAAATGGTTGAAGAAACGGGAAAGGCAGAGGCTTGCTTTATCGACCCGACAACTGGCCATAAAGAGTGCGCATGAAAATAGACCTTCCTACTGTTCCACCAGAAATAGAGAATTACAGATTTAACATATGCAAGTCATGTGACAAGTATATTAAACTAACAAACCAATGTAAACGCTGCGGCTGCTTTGTGTCTTTAAAAGTAAAGCTGCAGCAAGTACGTTGTCCTGACGGAAAATGGGAGGCTTATGATGGCTAACGAACTTGTGTCTATAAATCAGCTCGACGCAGCTGGTGTAATATTAGACGCTCCACCTTCGGGTCTTGCTCCTAACGC